GGAGTCTCTAGGCTTTTGATATATACACCACGGATGTTTACACCGCGGTAATAATCATGGCCACAAGACTCGCGGAAAGGACCTGTGCCAAATGACTTGCCGTCATTTACCTTAAATCCCAATTTGGTCAGCATTCGGATGACATAATAATACGCCTCACGGCGCACAACTATGTCGTCACCAAATACCCCAAACTGGGTTCTCGGACAGCTACATGGGAAACCCATAAGCTGGTACACGGCCTTAACTACTGACGCGAAGATGGCTGTCTGCAAGGGAAACGTAAAACCGTTTCCCATAGTAGAGACCATCCTTGGCACCACATGCTCACCGTTTGGGAGGACGATGAGTTCGCTACGCGATAGCATCATCATAGTTTTAATAAAACTAGGACGAACAGCTACCTGTAGCAGTGATGTCGAGATGCTATCACTCGCACTAACTAAATCAATGGTTCCAAAGGAGCCATCGAACGAGCCAATACGAGTGAGCTCCCTGTTGAAGTCAGGCTGAGTACTGAGGTTAATACCCCAGCGCTCAATCATGGACTTCTCGAGGAAAGCACCAATAGACTTCTGAATCAACATATTCAGATTAGCCTCGGTGCAGCACGTTCGCGATATCTCAGCATTCTTCGGCGCAAAGAATAGCTTTCCACCTTGAACTTGAGTGAAACCAAACCTATCGTGACGACGCCTTTCGGCATCGCACCATAGTCCGGTCTCAACTAAAGCGGCCCTATAGTAGGGTATGAGAGCAGGATTGGTAAACGACATCTCACCATCAAACAACTTGGTGGTGAGAGAGGTCGCATCGGCCTTTTGGGCCGCGCCAGGTCCTGTCATCATACCTTCTCGGATAGAATCCAGGTCATAGGAACCCCAAGATCGATAGCTACAGAGAACAACGTTTAGGTGATCACAAAAGTAATCCCAAAATGTCGCCTCTATACTATCTAAGGCTTCAAACCTAAAGGTTTCACACAGTGAGTCGTTAATGCTCAAGAATTTATCGAGCGCAGCAACTTCTGCATTGTGCGAGTTACCAGTAGGACATAGCTTCTTGTAGAAGCTAGAAGCCAAGGAAACTTTAGCTGCCTGTCTAGGATCCATATCAGAAAAGATATGGCCCGGATCGTCAGTTGAAAGCTCCAGATCTGCAAGGAGTGCCGAGTAAAGACTCGCGTAATCACGCATCGTGTTCCTCTAGCAAGTTTGTCAAGAGTACCTCCACCAACGGTGGAAGGGCCAGTCTCTGTATGATATACGTCCAGGTTTGCCGCTGTAGAGCGGTAGTCTGTAGGTATAGTCATAATCCAAGGTCGGGAGACCTTGAACGGATCACCTGACATACGTCAGATAGTCCCAGTGACTGCAGTGTCTCCAAGCGCCGAACTGATTTGCGAAAGCAAACCAATATGGGCCGAGATAGCTGCTCGCAAACTGAGGGGGTCTGCTAAGTCTGATCCGGCAGGAATGTCGAAATCAGTACGTAGCACGGCGGTTTTACTCGCCTGACCCGCAAGCGGAAGAACCCCTTTCCGAGTGACCACCTTATAGGTGTTCATCGGAACGGAGCGCAAAACGCCAGTCACTGGATTCACGGGCTGCAAAGTTTTCAAGTTCGCAGGACGGAAGGCAGACACAGTGAAAGGACTCGCAACTGAGTGCGCAAGCACACCGGTTTGAGTCCCTCCAAGCGTACTCACATAGTACTGCTTACCATATTGTGTAGGATTGGAATCCGCCGCAATCGTGTAAGTCGGAGAAGTGAGTCCCGTTTGGGTAGCCCCTGTGATAGGGGAAGTAGGTGCAAAAGCCATAATGGGCTCCTAAGACCATCATTAGATGGTAAGTTGAGTTTAAAACCTGAGTTTGGACACTAACAGCGCGGCCATATTGACATACTTCTGGGCATCTGTAGGAACAGATACCGTTAAAGATGGCAACGTGAGCTGTGCTGGTACCGTCCGCACCATGGTCTTACGAACTGACACTGTAGAACCACAAGAACCGCCTCCACCTCCGCCGGCTTCATACCCAAACGCCTCAGCTCTCGCTTTCGTCAAGCCACTATCAACTATAGACGTCCAGGACATTGTAGTTTCCGTTAAAACGGTCTTACAAATCCAGGTAACGCCTGAAGTGTTAG